CGCTCAGGGTGCCGTCCGCAGCGATGTCCAGATAGTCGCCCACCTTCACGCCGCCCAGCTGGTCTGCCGTAGCGGGCGGCAGGCTGTAAGGCGTGCCGAATTTCGCGTCCGCCTCGCTCTTGGTGTAAAAGCTGCCGCTCTCCACCGCTGCGATGGCGGCGTCCAGAGCATCGAGTTTGGTGTGCAGCTCGGTGGACAACTGGGTCATTATGGCCAGCGCCTGCGCCTGCAACTGCGCCGTGGGGATGCCAGTCACGCCGTCCCGCATGACGCCGCACACGGCCTCGTCGGCCCGGGTGTCGGTGATGTTGGCAGTGGTGATCTCGGTGCTGCCCGCCGGGCGGCGGATCTCGGCCAGGCACAGGTCATACACCAGCGCGGTGCGAGTGATCTCCGGTGCCGTGGGGCTGGCGCTGTCCGGGGTGCCGGTCAGCACGGTCAGGCTGGTCTTTCTGGCGGCTGCGTCGTAGCGCAGCACCAGCCGGTCGATGCGGCTGCGCACGGCGTCGGCGGCGGTCAGGGTGACCGTCTCCGGCTGCTCCATGATGATGCTGCGGCCACGGAACCGGCTCGGGCGCACCCACGCCTGCCCGGCGCTGACGGTCACGGTCAGGTCGCCGTTTGCGGTCACGGCAAAGTCCTCGTCGGCGCTGTATACGCCGCTCAGGCGGGTGGCAAGATACCCGGAAGCGTCGTCGGCGTAGTACTGGATGCCGTTTTCCGGGTAGGTGATGATATCGGCCATAAGCCCTCCTTTACGTCTTGTGCCAGCTCGGCGTGCCCAGCCGGATGGTCCGGGTGGTGCCGCTGGACTGGCTCTCGGTGATGATGTCGGCCACCCGCACCATGGCGGTGTAGCCCAGCTGTGGCAGGCTGACGCGCAGCACGTCGCCCACGGCCAGCGTGTCATCGTCCACGTCAAACTCGATGCTTCCGGTGCGCAGCTGGGCCAGCAGTTTCTGCCCACCACGGTCGGCCAACTTGGCGAGGTAAGACTGGCTGGCGGTGGTCTCGCCCTTTTCCTTGTCGGGCTGGATGTCGCGGGCGTCGATGTAGATCTCCCGCCGGTCGGATCCGGTGCTGTCTACATCGCCCACCCAGCAGGTGGCCCGCTGGTCGCCCTCACCGGCCCCCTGCACAAGGGCTACGTTGGCGTAGTCGGTGTCGGCAAAGGACCATCCGGCGTTGAGCAGGTTGCCCCACTTGGGGCTGTACCGGTTGTTGGGGTCGAAGGTGGGCCGGAAGCACTCGAACAGCAGCTTTTTGTCGCTGCCGGTGCCGTCCAGAATCACCCGGAACCCGAGGTCGCACGCCTGCCCGATGGTCTGGCAGTAGTCGAACACGCTGCCGCCGGAGGTCTGCTTGTCGAACACGGTGTCGAAGCCGTACTCGGTGCCAAGCTCCAGGCGTGGCCACGGGTCTGCCGCCGCCACAAGGCTGCGCATGGCGGCCTCAGCGTTCTGGCCCTTGATGGGTGCAGCGGAGACCCTTTTGGTCAGGATCCAGGTGGCCGGGTAGCCGCTCACCACGAGGTTTGCGTCCTCGTTCTGGTTGGCCCTGCCGCAGATCCGCATCGGAATGCGGGGCGTTTCGTCGCTGCGCACCAGCCACCGGCCCTCGGTCAGCAGCTGCAAATTCTCGGTGGTGGGCCTTACCTCAAGAGTAAAGCCGCCCTCGGAGTAATAGGGGCTGTCCCAGTAGAGGGACACCCACACGTCCACCCAGCCCACACGGACAAGGGTGTCGGCCTCTAAAACGTCCAGTCTCATAGCGGTTCGGGCAGGATGCCCGCCTCCATTGGGTAAAAGCTCACGGATGCCTGCAAATAGGCCGCGCCGCTGTCCGCCTGCATGCTCAGGATGTTGTCGCCGGGCTGCAGCTCGGTCAGGGTGCTGTCCTCGTCCAGCGCGGCAAAGCAATTTGTGATCTTGCCCTCCCGCGTCAGGGTGCAGGCCAGCCGGTCGGTGGTGCTGCGGTAGATCTCCAGCCGGTCGCTGTCCTCCAGCGTCAGGTCAAAGCCGATAAAGGCCCCGGTGCGCAGGTCTACCACGCGCGGGTGCTCCACCGGCATGGTGCTGCGCAGGGTTGCCGTAAAGGGCACCGGCAGGCTGCCGGGGTTGCGCAGCACCGCCGCCTCGCCGTCCTGCCGGATGCCGTAGGTGTGACTGTCGTAGCAGACGGGAAAGGTAAACGCGGGCTGGTAGCCGCCCAGCACGCGGGCCGTGGCGGTCAGGCCGTACCAGTAGGGCTTGGGGCTGTACAGCATCAGCTCACAGCGCGGCTCGGTGTAGCTGGAAAAGTAGGGCGTTTTCTGCACCACGAAGCGCGCGAAATACGCATCCCCGAAGTACATCGTGCCGGTGGTGTAATAGGGCAGTTTCCGGGCAAAATTGCGGGCATTGTCGAGGGCGCGGCTGCCCCAGAACACGACGCTCAGGGTGCGGGACACGCCCGCCACGCTCTGCCGCTCCACGGTGGTGCCGGTCTGGTTGATGCCCTGCGCGGTCTGGATGTCCACATCCACGCCGTTGAGCGGGTCGAGGTTATAGGGCGCGTCGTAGTCCCAGCCCAGATGCAGGACGGCACCGGCGTCTGTGACCAGCTTCAAGTGATCCTTAAAAAGCATGGGTGTCCTCCTTTCATCGTCTCTGCGCCTTGGCGCGGTCGGCTTCCCAGCGGGCTTCCCGCTGCAGGTCTGCCGCCGTCTGGGCCTTGGAGTAAATGTTCTGGGTGATGTTGGTGTCACCCTCGCGGTGGTAGTTGTTGGCGGCTGCGGCCACACGGGCGGTGCCGCTGGCGGCTACGGTGGAGCCCAGCCGCATGTTGTCCGAGAGGACCAGCGTGCCCGCCTGCCGGATCATGTCGGCAAGGGCGGCGTTGGTCTTTTCCAGCGCCTTGGTGTTGGCGTTGATGGCGTCCTCCAGGCTGCCGGTGCCGGTGGAGATGTCGATATCTCCGCTGATGCCGCCGGAACCAGACCCGCCGGAAGCGTTGCCCCCGCCGGTGCTGGGCGGGCTCTTTTTGGAGGCACCGAGGCTTGCGCAGATGGCCGCGATGGCCACGCCCAGCGCCACGGCTGCACCGGCTACGATCACGCCCATGGGGATGCCGAAAACCGTTGCATTCAGGGCGGAGGCGATGGCAGTCATCATGCCCTCAAAGGCCGCACCGATGGTGCCCACCATGGTGCCCACGCCTGCATAGATGGCGGGAAAACTGGACAGCAGACCGCCGGACAGGCCCTGACTGATGGCCAGCGCGGCGCTGCCCAAGGGGGCTTTCAGTCCCTTAAAGATGCCTGTGAGCTGGGTGCCGAGGGTCTTGGCCTGCGTCCACACCTCATCAAATCCGCTGGTCAGACCCTTGCAGATCTGGGCACCGATGTCGATGCCCTTCTGCACAAGGGCCGTCTGGGCGTTGCCAAGGGCTTCGTTGAGCTTGTCCACCAGACCGATGGCAAAGTCGTTGACCTGCTTTTTCTGCTCGGCGGTCAGGCCGCCGTAGATGGCGTTTGCCGCCCACAGGCCGATGGACTTCCAGTCCTTGTTTTTGACGGCGGTGTAGAGGTCATCAAAGGTGCCCAGCAGGCCGGTGTCGGCGTGGGTCTGCAGCTCCTTCCACAGGTCGTCGAAGCTCTTGATGGATGCCTCTTTGATCTCCTCGGCCACCTCTTCGGTGCCGTCGGCGGCAATGGTCTTGACCCGTTCCACGGTCACGAGGGCACCGTCCACCACGTCATCGTAGGTCTGGGTGATGACCTTCTTTTGGGTTTCGGTGCCGTCGGTCAGGGTCTCGGTCACCGTCTTGGTGCTGGTCTGGATGCCGTCCACGACGCCGGAGGTGGTGGCCGTGACGGTCTTTGCCACCTCTCGCACCGTCTCCATGGTCTGCTTGACGGTCTTTTTGCCCTTTTCGTCCACCTCGGTGATGGTCTTGATGTCCTTCAGCACGCCCTCCACCATCTGGCGGGACGTCTCGGTGATGACCTGCTTTTGCTGCTTTTTGCCGTTGGACAGGGTCTCGTTGACCGTCTCCACGGTACGGGTCACACCATCCTTGACCGTGGTCGTGCTGTCCGAGATGGACTTGACCACTTCGGCGGTGGCCTTCTTAGCACTGGACGCCGCCTTTTTGCCGGAGGTGTTCACGGCAGCGGCTGCAGAACCGGCGGACTTGGTGACAGTGGCGGCTGCTGCCTTGGCCGCTGCGGCCTCCTCTTTGGCCTGCTGGATGCGCTGGTTGTGCAGATCCTGACGGCGCTTGCGGTCATCATCCGTGACCGTGCTGCTCTTACGGGTGGGGGTCGTGCTGCCGGTGCTCTGGGTGATGCCATCCACGGCGGCTGCGCTGGCCGTGCCCACCAGATTGGCGATCAGGCCGCTGACCCACGAGGTCAGCTTGCCCCATAGCCCCGCAATGCCGTTGATGATGCCCTGGACGATGTTCTCGCCGATGTGGCCCCACTCGTCCATGCTGCCGTCCCACACGCCGATCAGCTTGGCGATGCAGGCCAGGGCGGCTTCAGCCAGATTTTCGAGGCTGCGGACGATACCCTGTGCCAGGGTGGCCAGAAGCTCGGCACCGCACGAGAGGATGTCCGGCAGGTGCTCGATCAAAGCGGCGGCAAATTTGGCAATCAGTCCGGCGGCACTGGTAATGAGCGCGGGCAGGTTGTTTGCAATGCCGGTGACAAGGCTCTCCATAAGCTGCACACCGGCGTCCACAATAGCGTCCGCGTTGTCGCCGAGGTAGTCCACAAATCCGGTGACCACCTCGGTGGCGCTGGTGATCAGGTCCGGGATGGCGTCAATGATGCCATGCACCAGAGCGCCCAGCACTTCGGCTGCTGTGTCCAGCATCGCCGGTGTAGCTGCCACAATGTCCTCGGCCAGCTGGGTGATGATCTCCACGCCGGTGGTCATCAGCCCCGGTAGCTGCTCCGCGATGCCGGACGCGAGGTCGGACAGAATCTCGCCCGCCGCCTGCATCATGGCTTCCGGCCTGCCCTCGGTCAGGGCGGTAGAAAGCTGGGTCAGACAGTCGATGCCCCACTGCGCCACGTCCGACAGGGATCCTTCCATGGAGTTGTACAGGCTAATGCCGAGGTTCTCGGCAAGTGTCTGCAGGCTCTCCACCTTGTGCTGGAAGGTGTCGGTCATGGTCTCGTAGGCGGCTTCGGTTGCGCCTGCGCTGTCCTGCATCTGGGCCAGAACGCTGTTGAACTTGTCCGCACCGCCGGATGCCAGCGAGAGGGCACCGGTGCCAGCTTCCACGCTGGACCACAGGCCTGCAAATGCGGTACTGTTGCCGCCCACGCTGTTGTACAGGATCTGGAGCACGTCGCCAAGGCTCTTGCCCTCAGCGTTCAGCTGGGCAAAGCTCTTACCGGTCTGCTTCTGCAGGATTTTGCCCACCGTGGAACCGGAATCGCCCAGCTCGTTGAGCATGGACTTGGTGTAGGTGGTGGCTTCGGCGGTTGCGATACCGTTGGCCGTCATGACTGCCAGACCGCTGGACAGGTTTTCCACGCTGACACCGTAGGCGGCGGCCAGTGGGATCACCTTGCCCATGCTGGCGGACAGCTCGTCCACGCTGGTTTTGCCGAGGTTCTGGGTAGTCAGCAGCACATCCGACACATGGGTGGCCTGATCGGCGCTCATTCCGTATGCGTTCAGGGCCGTGGTGAGGATATCAACCGCCGAACTGCTGGATGTAAAACCGGCAGCCGCCAACTTGGAAGCCTGCCCGGCAAAGGCTACGGCATTGGAAGTGTCCTGTCCTGCACTGATGGCCTGATAGGTTGCCTCTGCGATGTCCGACGCAGCAACGCCCATCTTGCTGGACATGGCGGTGATTTGGTCACTGAGCTGCTGCGTAGACAGCTTGCTGGTGTCCGCAATGGTGGTAACCTTTGCAAGGGACGTTTCAAATGCCGAGCCGATGCTGACCGCTGATTTTGCAATTCCGGCCAGCTGACTACCTGCAGACTTGACAAAATCCGCAATGAGATTACCGGCGGCTACCGTCATGCTGCTTATGCCCTTGGTCACGCCGCTGGTGTCCAGCTTTGTATTGCCAAAGATGGAAAAGTCAAAACCCAATGTGTCCACCTCTCATTCAGAGCGCGGGCACAAGGGCACAGGCTTTACAGTTTGATCTCTACCTCCCGTTTGCAGGAGGGGTTTTTGCATTTGACCCACACGCCGGATGCCGCGGCCGTGCATACCGCCCACACGGGCAGGGGCCTGCCGCAGTAGGGGCAGGGCACCGGCACCCGCTCAGTGCCGGAAGCGGGCCAGGAATGCCGCATCGTGTTCGGCAACGGTCTGGGCAACGGCGGCACCTCCTCTCAAAGATGCAGGCAGGGCAAAGCGCTCTTTCAGCGCGGCGTAATGCTCCCGCATACTGCCCTCGTAATCGGCAAGGTCGGCGCTGCGCCAGCCCATGATCTTGGCCATGAGGGTATCTTCCGGCAGGGCGGCAAACAGCGCCCGGAACCGGAACCAGTGCAGCTTCTCGCGGGTCAGGTCGATGCCGTAGGCTTGCTGGAACGCCGCTACGATGTAGGGCGCGTCGCACCGGTAGTCGAACGCCGGGCCGGTGTCTTGGCCGCTGGCAGGCTTTGCCGCTGCTGGCTCTGCGGCCTGTTCTCCGGCGCAGTAAAACTCGATGAGCCAGCTGTATTTTTCCTGCAGGTCGGAGGGCGAAAAACGCTCGGTGTAGAACTGCCCACACAGCTGCAGGGCAAAGGCCACCGGGTCAGCCTCGACCTCTCCGTGGCTGTAGGCAGCGGACAGCCGCACCATGTGCCGGAAGTCCGGGTCAATGCGCCTGCCGTGCCATACGGTGGGCAGGGCGTCCGTCAGCAGGTCAGTCATCCAGCGCCGCCAGCTCTGCCAGCAGGGCCTTGCGGCGGGCGGCTTTGTCCACCCGCTCCACCATCCGGGCGGCGGGCGGCTGTGCCGGGAAGCTCACAGGCTGTTGGCTGACGATGCGGCCCGCCGTCTGGGTGCGCTGCTGCGCTTTTGCCGCTGCCCGGCGCTGCTCCCGGTTCATGGGCTGGGGCTTGGGGATGCGGCTGGTATAGCGCTGCTTTTCGGCCATGCAGGCCTCGTTGATGGCGTCCAGCACGTCATAGATGGGCGCTGCGTCGTTTTCATCCAGACCCAGCCGGGTAGATGCGCCCGCGCCAAGGATCTCGTCAATGCAGGCCATCACGAGACGCGCCTGTGCACGCATATGGTCGCCCAGACGCACGCCGCCACGGTTGAAGCGTTCCTTTTCGGCCCGGCCCGCCTGCTGCATCCGTTCGTTGGCATCCTCGAAGCGGTCCATGTCGTTGGCGTTCAGCACGGAAAAGTTGAATTCCTGTCCACAAATAACCATTGTATGGCTCCTTTCGTTGCGCCGTGCCCCGGTTCTGCCCCGGAGGAATAAACTTAATTCACGGCATGAAAAATCCCCGTTCCGGGTATGGAGCGGGGACTGTGTTTGAAAAAAATCAGCCCTTGACGGCCTTTGCAGGCTCAGCGGACTGGGTGGCGGGATTGTAGTCAAACTCGTCCGGGATGCCAATGCCCTTGACGTCGCAGGCAAAGGTGGCCGGAGAACCGGCAGCGCCGCCCACGTCGCTGGTCACGATCAGGGCGCAGGTGCCCTTCTCGCCCTTGCCGGTGCGCAGGCTGAAATAGATGTACGGTACAACGACATCGCTGCCGGTGCCGTACTTGATCTTGTGGGAGAGCAGGAAATCCTGGAACGCATCGCCGACGCAGCGGTTGCCGTTGACCGACAGGGTGCGCTGAGTGGCACTCTTGGTGTCGGTGGGGCCGGTGCGGATGAAGGTGTCGGAGTTGGTGGAGGCGTTCAGCGCACCGCTGTGCTCCTTGACGTGGTCGGCGCAGACGATCCAGGCGTTTTCCTTGGTCTGCTTGTCGCTCTCGGTCTGGATGGCAAAGACAAAGTCATCTGCCGTCTCAATGCCGGTATAGGACGCGCTGGGCGCGATGCCGGACTTGGTAATGGCTTCTGCTACGGTCATAGCAAAACTCCTTTCATTTGGGCTGATAATAGGTCAGGCGCAGCTGCATCTGCATCCGGCAGCTGCCCGCGCTGCTGGTGACGATGTAGCCGGTGGAGGTGACGGACACGCCGAGGGGCTGGCGGGGCGCTTCCATCGCGGGGAGATGGTGGCAGTCGTTTTGCGCCATCACCCAGTCGGTGAGCTGCTCAAAAAAGCCGCTGTTCTGCACGGTGAGCACGTCCGCCTCGCCGTACTCCCGGCGGGACAAAAAGAGGTAGTTCTTCGCCATATCCCGGCCGGAGAAATACTTGGTGATCACCGGGTCACCGGGGCTGTCCTCGATGGAAAAGGCGGTGGCGTCCTCATCCAGCCCCGCGATACGGAAGGCCGCGCCGGTAGCCTCCTGCTCCTCCGCGATGAGCGGGCAGGTCTTGAGCCACGCCCGCAACGCGGCAATGGTGGGTCGTACTTCGCTCACTTTGCACCTCCGAGGAACTGTTTTGCGGCGTTGTGGGCGAACTTCACCAGCTCGTCCTTGTGGTCAGCAATGGCACGCTGGCCCCAGTAGGAGCCGCGCAGGCCGTTCTCACCATGCAGACCTTTGCCCTGTTCATGCAGATAATACTGCCTGCGGGCGTAGGGGGTGTTGTACACCAGCAGGCCTTCCTTGAAGTCGGATGCCTGATTCACGCTGTTCTTCAGCATGCCGGTGTCAAAGGGCACATACGGGTCAACCGTTTTGGCTACATGCTGGGAAAAGGCATACTGCACTTTTGCAAAGCCTGCATCCAGGTCGGCCTGCAGGCCGGGCCGGAAGGTGATCTTAAAATCAAAGACCGGTGCGCTCATGGTCTCAGCTCCCTTCCACATGCCAGTGCGGCAGCAGCGGTTCCCGGTTGTCCGAGATGGCCGACACGGTGCAGCACAGGTGCGTTTTTTCGAGGTGGGCGTACTCGGCGGCGGTCAGGGTGCGCACCGCGCCCTGCACCAGCTTCCAGCCGCGTTTCAGAGTCCAGTGTCTGACCTTTTCGGCAGCAGGGAGCGCCGTCCACTGGGCATAGGGCAGATAGCCTGCCGTGCACACGCTGGCCGGGATGCGGATGTGGGTGGTGCGCTCCGGGTCTTTGGCGGTGCCGGAGCCAGAGGTGGAGCGGCATTCCCGCCAGCTGCACCCCGCGAACACCCAGCACACCGGCCTGTCCGTCTCGGTGGCAGTGTCGTGGATGAGGTTCACAACAGTAACGGCTGTCTGCATCACAAAATCCCCCTGTACAGCAAATCGTGCGGGTCACTGCCCAGCGCGGTGCGGAGGATCTCATAGGCTTCCCGCCGGGCGGCGGCGGTCACACTGGCATTGCTGCCAAAGGTGACGCTGTAGCCGTCGTTGGAGACGCTGGCAGCACCCGGCACAGCGCCCACAGCAGACGCGGCGGCCAGCAGGCTGATGATCTGCCCGCAGGCGTCCGCCAATGCTTCCCGACAGGCCTCGCACCCGGCGGCGTGGGGTTCTGCCCGGCCAAAGGTGGCGGCATCGATCATGCAGGAAGCACGGCTGCACAGCACACCGAAGGCGGCTTCCGGCACGATGCCGCCTGCAGCCGCATACTGGTCATAGGTGCAGTAGAGCATGGCCTTACGCCTCGATGCGCTTGATGTACAGGGTCTTGGGCTTGGACACCTTGATGCCGTACACCTTGCGCCCCTGCACAGCGGATGCGCCGATGTACTTGCCGGAGCCGCCCAGATCCTGCAGGTGCACCGGGGTCTGCCATTCCATGACGCGGTGGCACCAGTTGGGGTGGCCGCAGATGAACTCGGTGGTAGTTTTCTTGGTGCTGACACGGGTGGTGTTCTCGAAGTCCATGTTGTTGGATTCGTACACCGCAAAGCCGGCGATCTGACCCACCGCACCGGTCTGCACCAGCTGCTGGGACAGGTCACCCTGCTTGATGAACTTGTCATCCTGCATGAGGATCTCCAGATACTCAGGGCTGACGATCATAAAGCGGCCGGTCTGGGGCACGCCGTTGCGGCTCAGGGTGCGCTTGGCGGCCAGAGCCTCTTTGTAGGCGGTGGAAGCGGTGCAGGCGGTCTTGGTGGCGCTGATGGTAGCACCGGTTGCACTCTGCAGCGCCTCGATGGACTTCTTGTCGATGGACAGGGCCATGGAGTAGGCGGCGCTGTCCAGACGCTCGGCGGTGATGCCGTCGGGCACGGATGCAGCGTCAAAGCCGTCGATGATCTCATTGACAGCCTCGTCGTTGTCGATGTCCAGATCCAGATAGGTGGTGGTGCCGGCATCGGCATCCACGCCGTTTGCCTTGTCGTATGCCTTGACGGCCACCTCGGTGTCACGCACCGGGATCTTGACCTTGCCGGCCTTGGGGCTGCCCTCGTAGCGGGTGTTGAAGATTGCACCGTCACGGGTGACCAGAGTGGCCCGCAGCTTTGCGTCTACCAGAGCGGAATACCGCTCCTGATTTGCATGTGCCATGTTGAACTCCTTTCGTTTTACAGGTTCAGTTCGGGATTCAGGGACTTAAAGGCGGCTTCCACACCATTGGATTCGTTGGCGGGCGGTGCGCCATGCTCAGCGCCGGTAGAGACCACGGCCACGCCGGCGGCACCGTCTTCACCAAAGGCCCAGGGGTTGGCCTTGGCAGCGTCGTCCAGAGCCTTGTCAATGTCGGCGCTGCGGTCCTTGGAGCCCTTCAGAGCGTCCAGATCCAGCAGGGCACGCACCGCCTTGACGCTGCGGCCCTTCTTGCCCAGGATGGCAGTGTTCAGGGCGCTGTCAAAGGCAAAGCCGTCCGCCTGGGCTTTCATGTCGGCCTGCAGCTTGGTCAACTCGGCCTCGTATTCCTCGGGCTTCTTCTTACCTTCAAAGGCTTTCAGGCCGTCCTGGGCGGTCTTGAGCTGGGCGTTTGCGTTGTCCAGCTGGGCCTGCAGGGCAGTGGCGGCGGACTTCTCACGGTTGACGTCGTTGCCGTTCTCCTGCATGATCCAGTTCAGCTGTTCCTCGGTGATGCCGGGGATCTTGTTCTTCACATCTTCACGTTTCATGGTGGAAAAGCTCCTTTCTGTGGGGAAAACCTCGGTTTGGTGACACGGTTCTCCGTCCGTGTTCGGTTGTGGGCGGGGTACGCGCCGCCCTCCGCTATGGCTGCTCCCGACACAAATGTCGGGGACATGGCACCGTTTGCAGGGATCGAACCTGCCGCTTCCGGTTTTGGAGACCGGCGCTCTTCCAACATGAGCTAAAACGGCATGAAAAAAGCGCCCCTGCCCGGATGGGCAAAGACGCTCGCGGTATTTGGTTGTTGTCAGCACCAGTCGATTTCAGAGATGTCACCAGCGATCTCGGAAAGAGAATGGCCGTCGAAAATGGGGGTGTGCATGACGTCCTCCATGCTGTGAACGAGTTTTTCATCTCCATCGTACCACAGAAGATAAGAGAAATTTTCGTCTCGGGTGTCATAAGGGTCTACATGACCTTCTTTTCCGTGATACTGAAAGACGAGCATTGCCCAGCCTTTAGAAAGCTCCTTCTGTAAAGAATCCGCCGTCATAAAATATCACTGTTCTCCTTTCGCTCAGCATCTGTCAACTCACGGGATGGACGACCACACAAATGGCCCTCTGCATCAAAAATATAGTCATGGGCGTGCTCGCCATGTTTTCCGAGGGCTTCTTCGACCTTATGGCCGTGGCCGTTGTTGCTGATTTGCTTGGTCTGACGACCATCCGGGCCGTAATAATTGCGGTCGATGCCGCCCTTTGCATTGGTCTTTTGCGTGATGCCGTTGCGGGGGCCGGTAATGTTGCTCTTGCTGACTTTAATGATAGTTTGCCCGGCGGTGTTTGTCAACGTGTTGTGTCGGACAGCCCACGCTGCCTTACTGCTGGCGCTCCGCCCAAACCCATGCACGCTTGTCCGGGCACTGTCCACCCGCCCGCCGGTGGCCTTGGCAAACTCTGCAAGGCTCTGGCGGGCCGTTTTCAGGCGCACAGCGCTGTCAGTGGTGTCCAGCCCGGCGGCACTCTCGGCCAGATACCGCTTCTTCCATTTGCGCACGTTCCGCTCCCGGGCACGCTGCATCTGGTTGACCTCGTACTGGGTGTACAGTTTGCCGTTGTACTCGATGTTCCGGGCGTTCAGCTCCTGCAGGCTCTCCTCCGTCCAGGTGGGCGGGTCGCCCAGCTCAGGGAATACGGCAAAAAAGGTGTGGCGGCAGTTCCAGCCGCAAAGCCCAGCGCCGGTTCCGTAGCCGGTGGCCTGCTCAAAGTCCGGGTAATGCTTGCCCAGGTAGTCCACAGCCCCGCCCCGATGGAAGCGCCGACCCTGCCACTCGGCGTGACTGGGGCGGGCACCACCGTGGGCGCTGGTCTCAACGAACTCCACGTTCATTTCGTCCATGCGGGCTTCCTGCAGCTTGCCTGCGGTCTGGTTGACACCGGTCAGCACCGCCCGGCGGGCCGCAACTTCCAGCGAATCTGTGTGGCCGCTGGGGTAAGTGATCTCCGGCATCTCGTCTGCAAGGCTGTCCACAGCCTGCTTGACGGCGGTTTTGTAGTCAAAGGCACCTGTGGCCACCTTGCCCCAGGCGACATCCAGCGTGCGCTCAAAGGCCCCGGAGACGGTGTTGGCCGTTGTGGCCGTGAGGTTCCGCCATGTGCCGCAGGTCTGCCGGGCACCGGCGTTGAGCAGGTTGTTCAGGGCCGCGCTCTCTTCAAAGGGTGTGGGCTCGAGGTTGTAGTGGTAATAGATGGCATCTTCCCGCTCCATGGCTTCGGTGGCAGCCTCTTTGAGCAGCCTGCGGATGGTGGCTTCGCTCTTGCCGCTGTACTTTGCCAGCAGCTTGACCACGTTCTCCCGCACCGCCTCGGTCTGCTGGTAGCGCCACAACTGCCAGTCGGCCGTTTCGGTGAGGGTACCCATTTTGCCGATGCGCCGGGCGACATCCTGTAAGATCTCATCCTCGACCTGCTGCGCCAGCTGCACAAAGGCATCCGGCATGGCATCGAGGTAGCTCGGCGGCAGCATCAGGCACCTCCGAAGGTGAGCTGCTCATCGGTCTGGCTGTCAGCCTTGGCCTCTGCCGCCCACTGGTGGGCCTCGTCCTCGCTCAGACCATACCGGGCGGACAGATACCGGCAGCGGGGCACAAGCCCTGCCAGAGCGTCCTCCCGCAGCTGTGCGGTGCGCTCCTGCTCGCTGACAATGTAGCTGTCGTCCCAGTTGACCGAGATGCTGGTGTCCGGGTCCACATCTGCACCCAGCAGGTTCTTTGCCGCCCACAGGATGGCCCGCAGAATGCCGATCAGTGCCGTCTCAATGGGGATCTGGTTTTTGTTGGCGTTCTGCACAAGGTCCTGTCGGCTGCCGGTGTACTCGGTGGCGGTGGCCACCTTGCCCAGCTCAAAACTGTAGCGGTGGCAGCCAAGCCCGCACTTGAAGCTCATCATGTCCAGAGCGTCCTGCACGGCCCGGTGGTTGTCCTCGGTGCGCAGGTCGGGGTTGTACTCCCGCCATGCGGCCGGCTGGTCGATGCTGCCTTCCGGTGCGGGCAGCTCGTAGAAGATCTGGCGGTGAACGGCATCCGGCGGCACAGCGTGCTCCACACCGTCCTTGTCCACCCACTTTTTGCACATGGAGCGGTCATAGAAAATTTTCTTGCCGCCTAGGCGGAGGTCCTGCCGGTAGTTGTCAAAGGCGTAATCCGCCATCTGGGCTGCGTCCAGCGCCTCGGAAAAGACGCTCATACCCAGCCCCATGCCGCCGTCGATGTTTTTGGCGACAGCCGGGCTGAACAGGCTGAACCATGCCGGCGCGCCGGTGACCGTGATGTGCTCCACCATGCCCGGCGGGGTCTTGGCCTTGGCAAATTTCGGCGTGCCGGAAACATCGTCCATCACCTCGAACCATTCATTCGTGATGGTCCGTTCGCCGCCCTTGCAGGTGTGGGTCTGCAGATAGACGGCGGGCTTACCGCCCATCACGCACTCGGACACAAAGGCGGCCTCGGTCACCACGCCCCGCTCCACGCTGATGGGCAGGATGCAGCAGGCGGGGTCATAGTCCAGCTGAATGCGCCCCTGCGGCGAGGGCAGGGCGTTCCCGGCGGCATCCACCGTCAGGCCTTCCACACTCAGCACAAAAGCACCGGTGCCGGACCAGTAGGCCTGCTCCACCAGCTTGTTGGCATTCTCCCAGAAATGCAGCTGCCGCAAAAGGCCGCCGGTCTGCTGCTCATCACTGCCCAGCAGGTAGGCGGCACTCTTTGCGTCGCCGATCTGGAAGGTGGTCTTATCGTTGAGCAGCAGGTTTGCCCAGTCCTCGCAGACATGTTTCGGCATCCGCAGGGAAGCCAGACGCCGGGAAATGACGCTGCCGTCCGGGGCGTCCTCCTTCTGGTCGTGGATGTCGGGAACATCGCCCTTCCACCATTGCCGCCAGACTTCAATGTTGCCGTAATAATCCGCATCCAACTGCAGATGTTTGGTTTTGTTCAGATATTCGATAAAGGCCGAAACGTTCATCTTGCAGTCAGTCTCCTGTAATCACGCTCAATGGTGTACTCAAAGGCGTCGAGGGTGTCAATGTCGGTGGTGCCGTCGTCCAGACGCTCGTCCACGCCGGGGTGCTTCTGGCTCCACAGGGCGCTTGCAAGGGCGTCCCGCAGGGTGGCGGCCTCCGGCATATACCAAAAGCGCCCGCCGCCCATGAGAATGGACGTCAGGCGGATGCGGTCGATAATCTGAATTTTTGCGGAGTTATTCACCCGGTCGGCCAGCCAGGAAAGCGGGCAGGCCCGCAGCCGGGTGCGGATGTGGTTGATCAGCGTCTGCTCGGCGCTGTCGCAGAAAATATAGTGGATCTCGCCGTACCGTGCGAACACGGCGGTGCAGAACTCAATGAGCTGCGCGGCGAGGAAGTCTGCATCCTGATTCTTCGGGTCGATGCGGGCGGAAGCCAGCCCCACGACACCCGCATAGTACGGCAGGATGCCGGTAGCCACAAAGGCATGCCAGGAGCCGTTGCCGCCGAAGTCCACCCCGATGTGGACGCGCCACGGTTTGCAGGGCGTCCCGGCGGGCCAGAGGAACCGGCGGTCACCGCCCTCGGCAAGGCTGTCGGCGAAGGGCTGGTAGATGATGCCTTCAGCCGCCACCCAGCGCCCCAGCACATAGCGGTCATAAAACACGCCTGTGAAGGACTGCTCATACCGCTGGATGGTCTCTTCGGACAGTCCGGGGTTGTCTCGCAGCACAAAATGGATGTGCTGGGCGTTGATCTCGCCCTTGTCTGCCTTTTTGATCCAGTCGGTGTAGAACCAATGGGACGGCGCTGCCGGGTTGCAGGAAAACCAGACCTTTGCCCCTGTGACAGAGCAGCGGATCATGGCCTGGTCCACGAACGAACGCGGCTGCAGAACGACCTCATCAATCAGGCATCCCGCCAGCGTGCGGCCTTGAATCAATGCATAGCTGCTTTCATCCTTGCCGCCGAACACCTCAAACACGTTGGTGACGCTGCCCTTGGAAATGGTCATGGTCTTGTCGGTGCGGCTCCACTTGATGCGGTAGCTCTTCCGGGCGTACTGCATCGCCATGTAAGGCTGCACGATGTTCTTGGTTGCGCTGTCCACGGTCTTGCCGCAGATGCCGAAGCGCCTGCCGCTGAACCGCTCCATGGCATCATCCACAAAGCCCACCATCATGAGGGAAGTCTTGCCGGAACGCACAGCACCGTCACAGATCAGGTAGCTGTAATCCGAAAGCCGGAACTGCAGAATCTGAAGCTGCTTCTCACCCAGTGCCATGCTTGCCCTCGCTCAATTCAAACAGCGCCTTGCTCAGATCGTCCACCGGCGTCTCCTCGTCCAGCACGGCGGCCTGATCCTTGGGCTTGTCATTCCAGCCGAAGTTCGCCCGCAGGCTGAACTGTGCGCCGTTGGTGCCGTCCCGGTCGAACAGCCGCTCCTCGGCGTACTGCTCACAGCGGGCCTTTGCGCGCGTAATCGTGTTTACAAATTCGGCCTTGCCTTGATATTCCAGCAGCGATTTACGGGATGCAAACCCCAAAGCCAGCGCCAGACCCGTCACGGTGGGCGGGCGCTGGTGCAGATAGATCTCATTGCCGTGCTTGTCCAGAACCGGGCCGTTTTCGTCCTGCATCAGCTCGCCCTCGCAGTCCGCAAAGTAAGCGTCGATTTTGGTCTGCATCTCTGCAGCAGTTTTGTATTTCGGCGGTGCGCCCACCGGATTTTTCTTCTTGTAGGCCACCGCCACCACCTCTCTAAACTCATGCAAAAGAAAAACCGCCCGGAAATCCGAACGGTCAAAATATTAAAATAAGCAGCACCCAATACATTCAGTTCGTTGGACAACGTCAAACGGGCGGGTGCTGCTGCATCCGGAACTTTCGCGGCCGGATGCCCCGCTATTGCGCGGCCCCCTCTAGGGTGCGCAAGTGGTGTGCCTGGCGGGGCTCGAACCCGCGGCCCCCGGATTAAAAGTCCGGTGCTCTACCAGCTAAGCTACAAGCACAGAAAGCCGCCCTTGGAATCGAACCAGCCGTGTCTACACACATGCGCTGCGCTCCAAATTGCGCTCAGGCGGTCATATAAAAGCCGGTATGTTTCCATACCGGTGAATCTGACGCACATCCGGCCGGAAAAGCCTGAAACCGGCTTGTGGATTCTATGGCCTCCGACGGCGTGCGGAGGTTCGACGAGGAAGGGAAGGAAAGAACCTTTCTCCCTCACACGCCAGCCAAAAGTGGGGATGGGCCCATGCGTCAGGGAAGCACCGCCTACGGGGTCGGCGGCAAACTGGTGTTCCGGGACGGATTTGAACCGCCTGCTTGCTGCTTCAATAGGCTGCTGCTCTCCCTGTTGAGCTACCGGAACATAGAAGCAGCCCGCGCGCCGCGTGGTCAAGCAGCGGGGACACGGTGCGGAGACTGCGTAGATCGGTTTGCCTTTACGGCTTTGCCGATGGTACAATTCAACCACAGAGTTTACTGCCCTGTAAATGCCGCTGGGCGTAAAAAACAGGGCGCTTCAGGTTGTGCGGATTGCACAAATCAACTAAGATTCAGCTCGGTTACGACCTCGGCAAGCTGATGCAGACCGGCAGAAATCGCGTGGGAGACTTTTTCAGGGCCGGAATAGCCGACCATCGGCGCAATGTCTGCCTGCTTTTTTCCCTCGACGTAATACAGGATCAGGCAGCGGCTGCGCTTGATGGACGCCGGGTCTGCATGGAGCATGTAGGCCACTTCAATGGCTTCCTTCTGCATCTCGGCGTACTGGCATTTCAGCTCGGCAAGGTGCTGCTCGGCATCCATGGCAGCATCGCTGTTGCGGCCTACCTTGTCGCTGGTGCCGGAGCGGCCCGGTGCGCCGGATGTGCCGGATGTGGTCGTGGTGGCGGCATTCCGCAGGCTTGCAATGTGCTCTTGCTGCTGGCAGATCCGTGCCCGCATTTTCGGCAGGCGTTCAAACCACGCCCGCAGCTGCTGCACATTGCTGGCTTCGCCCGGCTTTGGTTCGTCGCTCTCAGGTGTCCATTTGCGGATCATGCGTTGTCCTCCATTTCTTCCAGCTTCCTCAGCAGCCCGTCCACGTCATACCGCCAGTGCACCCGCAGCTGGTGCTGCTCCACCTCGATGCCGTGCAGGGCGGCCCACTGCCACGGAATACTTTTGCGGGTCTGGGTCCGCAGAAAGTCCAGCACGGCGCTTGCGGGCACCGCAAAGGTGCGGTCCACCTTGCCACGGTAGTTGATGACCACATGGGCTGTCTGGCCCCTGTAGGCCGCCGCAGCGGCCATGTCGGTGATGTGCTTCAGCTTGTGGTATTTCTGTTTGTCTCGGTCGAACCGGCCCAAAATCTTTTCTAACGGGATGCTGGGCGTCTCGATGGTCTTTAACTCGAAATAGTGGTGCATGGGGTAGCGGTAGACGTCAAAGTCACAGATGTTGTCAATGGAAAAGCTCAGGCTCTCGTTGCCGCCGTAGTAGCTGGCGGCGCTGTCCTTCAGGCGGTAGCACCACGCATCCGACGGCATGGATTTCTTCCAGTCCGCTTCAAACTGTTTTCCGGTGTTCAAATCCTTCTCCTTTCGGTACAGCTGCCGGAGGGCGGCCCCGGCGGTGGGGTCCGGGTAGTATTCAGAGTTCCGGTACATGGGGGTCGTCCCCCTTTGCTGTGCTCTTCTTCAGCCGCTTCAGGCTCTGTTCAATGGGCGTGGTCAGGAAGTCGTTCCCGCCGGGCTCCGGTCGGCTCACGGGCCGGTTTCGTCCGCTCCCGACGGGATGGGCTTTCCGGTAGTCCTCCACCGAGTGGTACTTGCCGGCCTCTGCCTCCTGCAGCGCTGTGCGCACATAGGCCCAGCTGTGGCCGCCCAGATCCGCGCACCTGCCGATCACGGCAGACACCAGCTCATAGCCCAGCCGGTCGGCGTATTCTGTCAGCTCGGCCTTGCCTTTGCCGTTCAGCTTGCCGACGCTGCTCTCGAACTCTATCACAAGGGGCTGTGTCGTCGTCCTCGTCCGGGTCGGCTGCGCAGCAGACGAGGACTTGTTAGCTTGTTGGTTGGTTATAATGGTTAAGTTGTTGTCGGTCGCCTGTCGGTTGCCTGTCACCTGCCTGTCACTTTGCCTGTCACCAGCAACGATGGATGTATAATTATTGATTGATATGACGCTGTATTTTGACCCGGTTTTGACTGTCAGATACCCTGTCACCTGTAGGTGCTCCAGAGCCGTCCGGACATTCCGGACGCTCAAACCGAGCTGTTTTGCGAGCTGTGACTGGCTGGTGACCAGCTCACCGGGGTGGATCGTGATGCCCTGCCATTGCTTCTCCTGCCAGTTTGCGGTAAGCAGCAGGTGGAAGAACAGCCGGGCGGTGTTGGGCTCGGTGTACCATTCCCACTCGGTCAGGCCGCGGGGAAAGGCTACGAACCCGCGTGTCGGGTCAATGCCCACGGCCGGACCTCCTTTCTGTGAGACGGGTTAAAACGGCAGGTCATCGGTGTCTTCGATGAGGGCGTCGTCTGCGGGAAGGTCTGCGGCGGGTGCTGTTGCACTGCGGGTCGCATAGTCGGCAAGGTGCTCACCGGGGTACATCTGGCCGCCCTGCAAAGAGGTCTGCACAGGGGCCGGGGCCGGAGGCGGGTCAAAGGGCGTTGCCTCCTCGGTGGGGGACATCTCCGGCACGGCAGGGGCAGCCATCATATCGGCCAGCGTCTGCATCCACCGGAAGGTCACCAGCCCGCCGGGTTGGATGTCATCAGCGTCCACGTTGTAATAGGTCTTGCCGTTGTATTCGCGGCTCTTCAGCTCCCGCGCATAGACCGTGACATAGTCGCCCTTCTGCAGCATCCCGTCCCACTGCTCCAGCCCGTGCCAGACGTTTACCTGCACATACAGGCCCTCCCAGTTCCCGGCGGCGTTCTTCACGCTGTGGACCTTGATGTCAAACTTGAGCACCTGTTTCTGGCCGGCATTCCGGATCTCCGGATCCTTGGCGAGGGTGCCATGGAGCAGCACCCCGGTGCTCGTCTTGATGATCATGCGTCCTCACCTCCGGCAAAGGGGTCGTCAGCGGGTTCGTCGGCATCCTCCACGGCCAGGGCGTCCGCCTGGGCAGCGGTGTCCCGGATGCGGGTCCAGCGGGGAGAAGGGGCCGCATCATCCAGCTCCCGTGCCGTGCCCTCGGCATCCACCCGGACGGGCACTTCACTCTCATCGTACAGGGTGCCGAAGGTGGACGGAAATGCCTCCCGCAGAGCATGCACCAGGGCCACCTTACGGATCATGGTGGCCTTCTTGCCCTTCCAGAGGGATTTGCCGGTGTCGTACTCGGCCAGCTTCACCTCCTCGTAGCTGGGGCGGGTGCGGTCTTTCCGGTAGACCTTGGCCCAGCCGCCCAGAAGCTCCTCGCCCTCATAGACGATGGAACCCTCCCGGTGGTCCAGCTGCCCGGCTTCCGTGTCCAGCACGATGATGCCGGCCTCAAAGCCGTCAAAGGCCGGGTGCCGTTCGGCCATCTGCATGTAACAGTTCTTGCCCAGGACGATGGTGCTGGGGGTGTCCTCGCTGTTGTTGTCGTAGTGGATCAGATAGGCCTCTTTTGTGAAGGGGTTCAGCCGGTACTGCTTGCAGGTCTCCAGAAAGATCTTGCACTCGGCGTCGGTGGCCTTGGCGCAGATGAAGTTGCGCACGTCGGCAAAGCTGACCGTGAAATGCTGGCCGTCTGCGGCGGTGATCTCCACCGGCACGGACGGGGAAGCGGCCTGCAGGGCCGTGCTCTGGGCGGCGCGCTGCTGCATGGCAGCCATGCGGGATGCGGTGCCCTGGACCGGGGCAGAAGCGGGTGCGGATGTGGTGGGCGCAGATGCGCCGTTGCGAGTGAATGCCATATAAATTACCTCCTGCATTACTTAACAGAACCATACCGGAAGCCGCGCTCTGCGGCCCCCTGCTTGAACCATGCGATGTCCTCCGGGGTAAACTCCACCCAGAAGGAATAGCGTTTGCGGGCCGGTGCGGCGGGCTGTGCGAACTGCTGCAGAACCTCACAATCCAGCCGACCGGAAGCCGTGACAAAGGCATTGCTCTGTGCGGTCTGCCGGGCTTCCTCCCGCACCTGCCGTTCCTCTTCCGAAGGCGGGGCGGTGACCGGTGCGGCGGCTTTTGCCCGCTCTGCGGCCTGCCGCCGGGCTTCGGCCTCGGCCTGTGCGGCGCGGGCATCCTGCCGACGCTGGTGCTCGTGCAGGGCGTCGTTGACGCTGAACGCCCGCAGGTATTCGGTGGTGCAGGCTTCGGCGTCATCGCCGCAGGTGTCCCGGATCAGGCGCAGTTCTTCCCGCCGGGTCTCCACCGCCAGGCGCAGCTCCTTGGACGCTCTGGCAAGGTCAAAGGTCTTGTTCAGCCACTGGGACACCAGCAGCCGGTCAAAAGAGATGAGCGGTTCCAGCTCCCCGATGCAGTCCCGGTAGACCAGCCGCAGGGAGGACGCTTTTTCCTCCCGCTCGGCCTGCTCCACGGCCTTGACCTGCTGGTCAATGGCCCCGGACACCTGCTTGCACTGGGCCTGCATGGCCTTGATGCGCTGGCCAAAGGCTTCCAGCGGGTCGGTATAGAGCTTCTTCGCGGCCCGCAGAGCGTCGCCCAGCTGCTTGTCCCACTTGTTGACGGCGGCCCGGTCGGCCTTGGCGTCCTTGATGGATTCCGGCGTGTACACCCGGCCGGTGTAGGCGGCCAGAAGCTCGTCCAAATTTTTCTGGACTTCTTCCTCATTCCAGCTCATGGCCGGAATGACCGGGCGTTCCACCCGGACAGTCAGTTCATTCGTCATCTTCGTCTTTCTCCTGTTCCGCCGCTTCCTGTGCGGCCTGCTGTTCGTTGGTCAGGAAATAATAACCATCCGGCGGCTCCAGCGGCGGGCCGTAGCCGTCCAGGGCAAGGTCATACATCGGGTTCATCAGGCGGCACCTCCGTCGTAGCCCTCCGGCTGGCGGCAGAGCAATGCGGCTTCCTGCCGGATGCTATTCAGCGTGTTGCAGATGTACTGGAAGGTGTTTTCCAGGTCCTTACCCGTCAGGCGGGAATAGCTGCCCTTGCAGCTGTTCCAGATGGCAAGCATTGCCTCCGGGCAGTGATTGGCGGTTTCAAAGTCGGTCTGTCCAAGGTCGTCCATCCGGCTGGTCATGGCCTTCATCCGGCGTTCCAGCTGGGCGCTGTTCTTTTTCAGGCGGTCGTTCTCTTCCTGCAATTCCCGGTTGCGGGCATCCGCAAGGCCCCACGCCTTTTCTGCGGCACGGCGGTCCACCTCTTCTTCGTCCACAACGCCTGCAATGGGCTGGTGCTTTAAGGCGTCCTCGGCTTTGTGGGCGCGGGCCTCGGCTTGCTCCTTCTCGGCATTCAGCCGGGCGTTCTGCTCGGTCAGGCCCTGCACGTCGGCCATGGCGGCGGTCAGACTGCCCTCAGCCGTGTCGGCACGGTTCTCGGCATCCATACGGGCTTTCTTGCTGGCTTCGTACTCCCGGAGCAGGCGGCCCTTCTCGTCCAGTAGGGCATCGTTCTGGCTGATCTCGTGGTCAAGGTCCGCCTGGGTCTTGGCGAGCTCGTCCTCTTTGGCTTTGAGCTGAGCCATGACCTCCTGGTACTCTTTGTAAGTAGTGATATCGCCGGTAAACACGGCCTGTTTGACCTCTTCCGGGGTGGACGGCTTGGCGGCTGCATACAGCAGCTTCATGGGCTGTACATCAAAAATCGACTTGCCCTCTAACTGGATGTTGCCGAACTGTTCGGCAACTCTCACCATGTTGTCGCCGGTGTCCCGGCTGATGCCGACGGCGGCGCACCACTTGCCCCAGCTGCCTTTGTAGTGATTGGCTGTCAGGTCGTGGGCGTGCTTGGCTGCCATGATGCGTGCCATGTTGCCGGTGATGAAGGTCTGTGCATCCTGCAACAGCAGGGCGTTGGTCTGGTCATCTGCACCAAAATCAAAGCTGGGTGCAGCGGGCTTGTCCTCGGCTGTGGCCGCTGGGGAAGCGGCCTGTGCGGGCACCACCGCCGTTTCCTCCACCGGGTCGATGGGGGCATTTTTGCAGGGCTGAGCGTTCTGCAGAGCGCTCTTCAGGATATAGTCCACCTCGTAGTCCTCCAGCGCCTGGAACTGCGACGGATCCGACAGGAAGTCCTCCGGGGTGAGCAGCTTATCATATTCGTGGTTCAGGTTGTACTTCTTGGCCAGCAGGTGGCTTTCCTTCCAGATGCTGCGTCCCTCGTCCCAGAACCAGAACCGGCCGCCGTGGTAGGCGTACAGCCGGTCGTTCGCCAGCTTCTTGCTGATCATATCCATTTGCATTTCCTCCGAAAATGTGTTATCCTTCGGGGTGATGGGGCTTGCAAATTCCATCACTCTTTTGGCTCGTCCGTGCTGCGAACACGGGCGGGCCTTTTTGTTGTGCGGGGCAGGCTGTCCACCTCGCTGCGCGGGATGAGCTCCCGCTGGCAAATGTACTTGACGTGCTGCCTGCCGTCCTTGAGCCAGTGGCAGACGGAAGCGGCAAAACTGTTGGCGCTGGCGTAGCCCAGCCGCCGGGCGCACATGGCAGCCGTGCCGCTGGCCAGCAGGTCACCGCTCTTGGCGTCCCAGACCGTATACCAAAAGGCATCGTTGACAAAGTCAGCCATGGGGGATGTCCTCCATGAGCCGCAGCACACCTTCCAAGTCCTCAAGCACAAGAACATAGACCTCAATTCGTGCTTCGAGCTTGTAAAGCTCAGACGCCCAGCGGGTCGTTGTCATAGCATTGCTGTCTTGCTGGCAGAGCTGCCCGTACTTCTGCTGCAGGCTCTCGACGTACTCCTTGGCGGTCATGCGTCGGCCTCCTTTGTGAGCTTAAGGACACGGTCGAGGATTCTGCCCTGTGCCTCAAGCGTCCGGACAGTGCACTTAAGCGCCCAAATTTCGGCGTCCAGCAGCTTGTCCTTTGCGTAGAGCGCCAGAGTGTACAGCAGGTTGATGAGCTTCTTTTTCAGCATCAGCCCACCTTCTTCCGGCTCTTCACGGTATTCTGGGGCTCCTTGTGGACTTTCCGGCGGGCCTGCTCCTCGGCGTCCTGCACGGCAAAGCTGATGCGCATCAGGGCAAGGGCAGCCAGAATGAGCACCATGGCGGTGGTGAACTCGCCGTCGGTGATCGTGCCGCCCAGCTGGGCCCCGCCCTCGATGCCCATAGCATACAGCAGGCCTGCGCCCAGACTGGCGGCTGCCAGCACCTGCAAAACGGTAGATTTAATCTTCATCGTCGTCCTCCTCTTTCAGCGCGCGGATCGTGTTGTAGAGCAGTCCAGACACCCAGCCCATCTGCCGCTCAAAATCGTCCGGGAAATAGCTCTTCAGAATCTGGGCGATTGCGCACACCAGAAGATGTAGCACGTCGCTGGGGCCACCTTCGACCTTGATGGTCGATTTTTCGCTGTTGATGTAAAGTTTTGCCTTCATATTCATGCTCCTTTCTCAACCTTCGGGAAGAAATACTCCCCGATCTGCTCCTGCGGGATGTGAAGCGCGCGGCAGATGCCGTCGATCTCTTCCCAGTTCCATGTGCCGCAGCTCTCCGGCGCGGCAAAGCGCTTGCGCAGCGTGCGGGGCACGATGCCCGCCTTTGCGGCCAGCTCATCCGTGGTGATGTCCTGATCTTCGGCCAGCCGCCGGAGTTTCAGAAACTGTTTCTTTGCCATGGGTCAGTCCTCCTTTTCCTGACGGCCTTCAATGATGGCGGAGAGTGCAGCGTTGAATTCGCGCTCTGCCTTCTTGGGCTCGTAGTGGCCGTTCAGCACCTGGGAAATGTATTTTGGGTTCTTTCCCAGCTGTGCGGCCAGCTCTTTGCCGGTGACACCGGCGTTGTGCATTTTTCCAACAAGCTCACCTGTCCATTGTGCAGGCATACAATTCTAACCTCCTTCAACTTAAAAACTTGACTTTGGTTAGAATTTGCGGTAAGATGATGGTGCTAACAATTATCCAGCGCAAATTCTAGCCTGAGCCATTCAGTTGATTCCGGGCTTGTTTGCTAACCAGATTCAACTGTGACACTATGATATCTGAATTTGGTTAGAAAGTCAATGAATTTTTCTGAATTTGGTTAGATTTGGCGCTCTGCACAAAAAGGGGCGTTGAAAATTGTGTTTTATGACGTATACAGTGAACTGTGCCAGGAAAAGGGCGTGAGCTGCAGTCGTGCCGCAAAAGAAATTGGTCTGAGTAACTCGACCGTCACGAAATGGAAGAATACCGGGGCTGTTCCTTCTGGCGATACCCTCGCGAAGGTTGCGGCCTACTTCGGAGTGTCGGTGAATGACCTGATTGGCGAACAAAAAAGCCCCGCCGGGCGTACCGGTGGGGTTTCGGAGGATGATATTAAGTTTGCTCTCTTTGGCGGTGGCCCTGTGACAGATGCCCAGTATGAAGAGGTCAAGCAGTTCGTCCGGTTCATAAAGGAGCGGGATGCAAATGGGAACAAGGGCTGACTTTTATAAAGTTGCGGCCGAAAATCATGTGGAAGTCTTGCGCTATCCAATGCCGATCATTGGCAGTATGTCAACGGAGGTCAATGGGGCGTGTTATATTGGGCTGGACAACTCCAAGCCCTGCACTTATGCAGAAGAGCAGGCACGCATCGGGCATGAGCTCGGCCATTGCCTGTATGGCGGATTTTATTCCATGGCCACTCCGTTTGACATTGTGGAACGGCATGAGGTGCGGGCAGATCACTGGTATATCCGGCACGCGATCCCAAAGCAGGTCTTGTTTGATCTGTTGAAGCAGGGCCGTGATGCCGATGAAATTGCGGAGATCTTGGACACGACGGAGGAATATGTCCGGCGTGCTTACTACTATTACAAGGAAAACCCCAATGTGGCGGATGAGGAATACCGCAGGGAAGAGGTGGATTATGAGCCTTTTTAATTGGATGAAAAAAGCAGTTAAAGTGGTGGACAAGATGGCAACGGAAGCGGCAGAGAAGCCGGACATAGAAAAGCCTCGCAAGACGATGTCAACCGTACCAAATCCAGACAATAACTCGTACCTCGAACGGTGGAACAATCGGAAACCTCCGGAATTCATAGAGCTGGAAATGCCAGAACTTGCGTTCCAAAGCCGTTTTGATTTTTCAAAAGTTCGTGGCTTTGATTTTGGCATGGAAAACAATCAGATTTCTATCTTCATTGATGGAAAAAATCAGATGATTGCGCGAGAAGATATCTCAAGCATGAACGTTTTCCTGAATCAAGGACACATGGATGATTCAGATGTTCCGTTGTTCAAAATCCTTGAAGAAAGCATCCGGTTTGAACCCTCCTTGTCAGGGATGGATGATTACACCAGATTGATTATTTTGCCACTTACACCAACCGGAAAGAAACCGAAATATCCGTTGGAGATGAAAGTTTGTCTGCTCTCACAAGACGAGCATTGGAAGATATTGCAGAATACTGGCAAGGAAATATTTGGAGATATTTGGTATTTAAACGATGGAAAAATCGGAAAAGCAAGGATAATTTGCTGGAACTATGCCGGAAGAAACAGCCGGTGCTATATTTTTCAAATCCGCCGAGGTGAGAACGGACTTTTCCTGCAAAAGGTAGATAAGCCTGTTCAACCTCTTTAAAGCAAAAACCTCCCCCGGTGTTGGCGCACCGAAGGAGGTTTCCGAACCGCTTGCCTGAATGTGTCACGGCTCTGTACAGTAGAATTGCCACTCTCTGCATAGACTATGATACCACCTCCGGGCAGGCTTGTCAAAGTGTACCCATGGAGGTGTGTTTTTATGGGATTGCGAACCAATACGGCGGTCTGGCTGCCGAACCAGCAGCGCTGGCAGATCAAGGTGCAGAAGGACGGCGTGCGCCGGACCTTTACCAGCGCAAAAGCCGGTCGGACCGGCCAGCGCGAAGCGAACCGCAAGGCCGACGCCTGGCTGGATGAGGGCATCAGCAGCACCACAAAGCGCTGCGCGGACGTGTGGGCCGAGTACATGATCTCAGTCAAAGCCACGGGCGGCACCAGCAACATTGAGCAGGTGGAGAAGTTTGGGCGCAACTACATTTTGCCGGTGATCGGACAGCGCCGGATCGGCGACCTGACCACCGGCATGCTGCAGGACGTACTGAACCGCTCCTATAAGGAGGGCTGTCTGAATCCGGACAGCAAACGCAAGAGCCGGGGCAACCTGTCCCGCAAAACGCTGCAGGGCATCCGGGGTGTGGAGGTGGCTTTTGTCAAGTGGGCACGCCAGCACAAGTACACAGCCCTGCGCCCGGAGGACGAGGACCTGACCGTGCCGAAGGGTGCCCGCCTGAAGGGCCGGAAGATCCTGCAGCCGGACAGTCTGCGGGTGCTCTTATCCACCGACACCCGTGTGGTGCGTGGAAAAGTGGAGCAGGACGAGAACGTGCACGCCTACCGCATCGCGGTCATGACCGGCTTGCGCCCTGGTGAGCTGCTGGGCCTGCGCGTGGGCGATCTGGATGGTGACCGGGTGCACATCGGGCGGGCCATCAACCGCCAGAACGAAGAGACCAGCGGCAAGAACGAGAACGCCATCCGCACCGTGGTGCTGCACCCTCTGGCTGTGGCCGAGATCCGCGCCCAGCTGCAGCAGCGCACGCAGGAAGAGGAGCGCCCCTTGCGGGACGATGACCCGCTGTTCCTGCTGGCCAACCAGCAAAGCCTGTACAACTACTGGAAGTTCTACCAGCGCTGCAACGGCATCGACCCGCCGGTCAGCCTGTACGAGCTGCGACACACCTTTGTGAGCATGATCGAGGACGCCGTGCCGCCCGCCCAGCTGCGCCGCATCGTGGGCCACAGCAAGAGCATGGACACCTACGGCTGGTACTCCCACGCCGTCACCGGCCGCGATGACGCCACCGCGCAGGCCGTCTCCGGCGTGCTGTCCGAGTACGCGCCGGGCCCCGAAAAATAACCCACTTTGCAACCCACTTTTAACGTTCGAGCTGTTCCAGTGGTGCATCGCGCGTTCCATGCCGTCCCCGAAAATCGGCTTGAATGCTGCATTTTCTGACACGGAAGGAACAGACAGACCGAAAAAATAGTTGTTCGAATCCACCCGCGCCCACCAAAAAAAGTTCAACGTATGAAAGTGCGTTGAACTTTTTGTTTTGCACAATTTTCCGGCGGACACAGCGGGTGGATGAGAACAGCTGCGGAAACACGGCGAAAAAGGTGTGACAGCAGTTCCAGCTGCACAGCCCGGCGCCCCAAAATCCGGATGCATGATCCTGCCGGAAATTTGTACAGATAATTCTGGAAAAATTCAAAAAAGGCGTTGACAAGGTACGACCTTGCTGGTATAATAATACACGTCGTCAGGAACACGACACCTCAACACCAGCTTATGGGGGATTAGCTCAGCTGGGAGAGCGCTTGCATGGCATGCAAGAGGTCAGCGGTTCGATCCCGCTATTCTCCACCAAAAAAGCACTGTACTTCGTTAGAAGTACGGTGCTTTTCTTTTTGCTGAAGTTGGTTTTTGGGGGCTGCATTGCTTCGCCTGCACCGTTTTTAGGCTTTTGCAGGCGGTTCCTATACAACCCCCGACTTTTGACTTTACGTTTCATACATCACCCGGAGGTGACGGCCCGTTGCTCGGTGCGAACAGTCCATATTCAGGGTGCAATACACCCGATTTATTATTTTTGTATACTTCAATACGTTAAAGAAAGTTTGGAGAACCATTCAAAGAAATGCTCTAAACAAAAGCGGAATACGGTTCTTTTGACATAGCAACGCTACTTATATAGAGTAAAGCACTACTTATAAATAGTGGTTTCAGAAATTGAGATTTTGTGATACCAAAAAAGACACCCTCGCTTTTGATAGGAATCTCATGCAGAGATGTCCATATCTCAACGCGAAGGTGTCTTGATAACGAGGGTCAGATGCCACGGAACGTAAAGGTGAACTCCACGGGCTTGGTCACATCAGGAATATACTCCGGGTGGACATTGGCACCCCAGCTGTCATCGCCGCCGACGCCCATCTGCTCGCCCATAGC